CTCATGGATTTTAAAGAAGAACCCAGTAACCAAGAACACTCGTGTTTAGTTTGTTAAAAATTGTTCAAAAAAAACTAAGAAGTAAAAACTGCTAATATGTAAGAAAAACAAAGAGTTTTTTATATGGCGTCACGAGATTACTTTCCTTATTATGTTGAGGACACATCTAATTCTTTAAAACCCACTGTATATCCTAGAGTTCTTGAGCCTTATGAAAGAGGTGACGTAGGACCAAACTTTGGTGCTTTCGATGCCTCTACAAACAAATATGAATTTACACCAGAAGGAGAGTTATATAAAAATTATTTTAAAGAGAATACAGGACGTGATTTAGTTATAAAACCTTTTTTTTCGGGAATTCCTGAGGGAGCAGCTGGATATTTTTATTCTAAAGGGCCAGGAGGTTCAACCGATCCAAAGGAACGTATTATTTATATGAGTAAAGAAGAAGAGGGAAATCCTTTTATAATTGCACACGAAGGAGCCCATGCAAAAGATCCTAATTTAGCAAACCCAAGAAAACAATATTCTCCTGAAGTCAAGGACCCTGTAAGTTTTTTAAGAAATTATATAAATAATGAGTTTCAAAGTCGCCCTAGTATGATTGCTGAAACCGAAGCCCAGAGAGGAGCAGTAGAACAACTTAAAGCTATGGAAGTTCCTACTGGAGCGGACCAAGGTGACCCGTGGTTCAAAGGTTATCCGGCTAGTTTTATAGATAAAGGCTTAACTAGAGCTAAACAGATTATTACTGCACCTATAATACCTGACGCTCTAGGACCGGAAGCCTACGAATACTTTGCAAAAAATAAACAAATACCTGCTTCTTTTGTTCCTTATGAGCCAACCTATCCTGTCCACCGTGAGTTTGAGTTTAGTCCGAGACTCGCACAAAACCTCTTAGATCTATCCTTAAACTCCGCTTATAGAGATGAGGAACAACGAGTTCGTGATAATACCAGAGATTATATAGATTCCCGTTTAGGTTATTAATTAACTGCGCATTTAAAAAACATTCACTAATTTTTTACAGAAATGTAAGATAATTTTGAGTTACATTTCTTGCTAAAATATATTTAGCCGCACTCACACTTGTGAGCGAACGGGATCTGATTTTCAACCTATCCTGTCTTCAAAAGAAGTGTGCGCGAAAAACATTTAGAAAACAAATACTTGATGGATGGGGGTGCTGTGCTTATTGCGGCAAATTAAATCCAGCTACTCTAGATCATGTCATTCCGAGGTCTGCAGGAGGACCGACCACTAAAAACAACCTGGTAGCCGCTTGTGGCGACTGTAATATTCTTAAAGGTTCTGAAAATTGGTATATATGGTTTAGATCTCAATCCTTTTGGACGGAAGAAAAAGAAACTTTAATTCTTCACTGGTTACACCAAGATGAATTCAACTCTAGTGAGTTAACACTAGCTTCTACTGTTCCTAGTTTAATCGAAGCCGCCTAACTATTTCTTAACCAACTTTGTGAAGATTCCAGCCAAAAGTTCAACAGCTCTGTAAACTTTACCATACACTGCGTCGTCTTTTGGTGTAGGTGTCAAGTTAACAATAGCCAGAGCCAGCACGTGGACGGCAGCAGCAACTCCTACGAGTTCAGTCCAATTTTGTGTGAGGTGGTTTAACATTTTCTTGGCAAGATCTATTAAAATTATAGTAGCACTTGCTAAATTACGCTAGAACACACGGAGATATTTTACATGGCTGAAATTGCAAAAAAGAGAGACCCTGAAAAGTGGGCCCGAGCAAAGGCTAAGGCGAGGAAGCGTATGGGTGGCCACAGTGCTAGAGCAATGCAGTTGGCTACAAAGTACTACAAAGAAATGGGTGGCAGCTATGAAGGCAAAAAATCAAGCGAGAATAAACTTTCTAACTGGAGTCGCGAAAAATGGGAGACTCGCGAAGAACACGAGAAGAGTAAAGGAAAATAATGCCTTCTAAGAGTCATGGTCATTCTTTAGGTAGCCGAGGAAACACTAAGCGTTCCTTGACTTATAATAGTTGGCGTTCTATGCGGGAGCGTTGTTACTTAAAATCTAATATTGGTTATAAAAATTATGGAGCAAAAGGTATCACTGTCTGTGATTCATGGAAAGATTCTTTTGAGTGTTTTTTAGAGGATATGGGTGAGCGCCCTGAGGGTTATGTGCTTTCTCGTAAAGGCGATAAAGGTAATTATGAACCAGGAAATGTTACTTGGAAAACTTTGAGAGAGAACTCTTCTGAGAAAAAACACGCTGTAGGTAGTGCAGTTGGGGTTTCTAAATTGACTGAAGCAAAAGTTTTAGAGATTAGGCAGCTCCGAAAAGAAGGCTATGGAGTCAGAGAATTAGGTAGAATGTATGGTGTAAATCACAAATCTATTAGTTGCGTCGTGAACAGAAAGACCTGGGTGTATATTTAAGCTAATGGCTGATCTAGCTCGCGAAAAAGGCCGTACTGAAAGGTATTTACCTCGGGCCGCTTGGGCAAATATGTCTCCTGGAGAACGTCGTGCAACAGACGATAAGAAAAAAGCTGCCACGCGTGGTAAACCAGTTAACACTCAGATAGAAAACACTGAAGCTGCTAAAAGAGCAAGTGCTAAGGCTCGGGCTTATCGTGCATCCAAGGGGAAGTAAGTCTCATTTCGCCTCCTAATAGATCCTGAGCGTTGGAACCGTCTGGAGGTGATTCGTTGTATACAGGTTCCATAAGTTTTTGTTCTTCTTCTTTCCATTTTTTCTGCACTTCTGCTGTCTCTTTATCTAGTTCCTCCAGAAAAAGTAAGACTCTAAATTCTGTCCAATCGTCCTGACAGTTATCTTTAATTCTTTGTATAAGTTTATTTCTGGTTAAACCTGAAAAAATTTGTTCTAAGAAAATAATAACTTCATAAATTAAAGCATTCACTCGGTTGTAGTTCTTTTTGTTTTCCATGGTTTAGAATCTTACTAAACAGGTGGGTTTTTAAAATGGCTGAAGTAACGTTCAACCGTGAGATTGGAGCTGCTCCCGAAGGTATTACCCGTTTTGGTCAGGTCCGAACTAGTAACGGATCTAATGTCACTATAAACAATTATCGGTCTTTTGCGGGGGATGGTTCTTTTCCTTTAGCTGATGTTTATCAAATTACTTACGGAACCACAGGAACAGCTACCGTTACTTTGACAGCCGAAGCTTTTGCTGTGCGTGGTGTGCGTGTTCTTAAAGCAGATGGAACTGTAGCTGGTGAGGCTGTAGCTCCTAAAATTACCCGTAGAGCTGCTTCTAGTTTTACCTATTCAGTAACTAATAACGAGACAGCTACTGTGTACGTGGATCGTAGCGATCGTAGTGCTACAGAGTATCGGGTAACTATAAATGCCGCGTAACATTTATTTTCTGTTTTTTATCTGTAGTTAACCAAAAGAACCTTTCTTTTTTGTCGGTTCTTTGCAAGAGTACCTAAAGCTTGTTCGTTGGCCATGCGGTTATCTTCAAAAGGACTCGATTTAATTAAAGAATTTGAAGGCCTGGAGCTAAAGGCTTATCGGTGTCCTGCGAACATATTAACAATTGGTTACGGCCACACAGGTTCTGATGTTAAGGAAGATTTAACTATTACAGAGGAACAAGCTAACCGTTATTTAATGAGTGATACTGAAAGTGCTCAGCAGTGTGTAAGTTCTTTTGTTGTAACAAAACTCAATCAGAATGAATATGACGCTTTAGTTTCGTTCACTTTTAATGTAGGTCCGACAGCATTTATAAACTCAACTTTATTAAAATTACTGAACGAGGGAGTGACTCGAGTAGTTGTCGCTGCTGAATTTTTACGCTGGGTAAAAGCCGGTGGCGAAGAGGCGTCTCCCGGATTAGTACGTCGTCGTGAGGCCGAGCGTAAATTGTTTCTAGAAAAAGTTAAACATCCTTTGCTGTCAAAATCAATTTTAGCTAGACAAGATACTTGGTTAAAACGTCGTCCGATAGCGAGCAATGAGCTAAAACCCGAAGAAAAACTGTTTGTACCGAAAGATTCAGCGTGGCAGTGGACCGAACTAAGGATGTATGCAGGTGAAAATCATCAAAAAGTCTTTCTTACAGCCGAGCCCGCAGGTGATTGGTGGATTTTTCCCGACCACTGGAAAATTATTAACGATGTAGAAAAAGATGTTGTAAAGAAACCGACTGCTGAAATTAGGTTAGCGGTGCCTTACTACTCGCAACGTGACAACTATAAAGACCCTATGCGCACATGCTACTCAAGTAGCTGTGCCATGATGTTGAGTGGTTTAGATCCTGAGGCTATAAATATAGATGACGAGTATATAAAAGTTGTATACAGCTATGGGGACACCACCGAAGCTTCGTCGCAGCTCAAAGCTCTTAAAGATTTTGGAATTTCGGCCTCTTTTGTTCAAACTGGGACGTGGAGTGATATTGAATCTTTGCTACAAAAAGGCATTCCTGTTCCCATAGGTATTCTTCATAAAGGTCCTGTCACCGCACCAACGGGAGGAGGTCACTGGATTTGTTGTATAGGCGTAACTGCCGATCGAAAAAATATTATTGTTCACGATCCGTTCGGGGATTTAGATCTTGTCTCGGGAGGCTATATCTCCAGTGATGGCAAGAGTAAGTTGTATTCCAAGAAGAATCTCGGCCCCCGGTGGATGGTCACTGGTGATAAGAGTGGTTGGTATATCAAGGGGTCCAAATAATGGCTAGAGATTACGCCAAGGAATATAGAGAGCACGGAGGTACGGAGGAGCAGAAGAAACGTCGTGCCGCACGAAATAAAGCTCGTCGATACATGGAAAAAAATGGTCGCGTACATAAAGGTGATGGTAAGGAGGTAGATCATAAAAACTTCAACCCCGAGGACAACAGCCCTTCAAATCTTCGTGTAGTGTCTGAAAAAACTAACCGCGAGAAACAGCCCAAACGGAGTTAGACTAGAAAAATGGAAAAGCACAACTTCATGCAACGTCCGGGCGGTCTCGGCCCGATGGCTGAGCGAGTTAAGCCTATTGGTACGCTTGCGACTGAAAAGCCTTCTATGTATGCCAATACGGCTGAAGCAATTGAAGCTCGACGGGCTATAACAATTGATGACATGAATCGGATCTATACCCAGTATCGTCGTGACCGTGGTGAGTATGCTCGCGAACCTATTGGTCCTATTCAATACGGTGAAGGAAATATTGTTGAGAGTGCAGAGTTAACTGGACTAGCAGGGTATAACCACAAGGATTCTCTGAAGATGCCTATGCGGGCGCTTGATATGAGTAAAGCTCAGTACCTGGTGGATACACAAAATACTATGACTCCTGATATGAGAGCAAAGTTACAAATCCTGACCGCATCACCTGACCAAACGTTTTTAAATGTACCTGATCAAGCGTACGCTTCGTATCCTCAAAGTTATAGAACGGCTGGGTCTTTGCCTATGCAAATGCCTTTAAATATGCCCAGGGTTAAAAAATAATGATGACTAACGGCGGTGAACCTATTCGTATGGCAGGGATGCGTCTCGGGCTGGGCCCAGCTGACGTTGCTAGGTTGGTGTCAAACCCAACTGAACTCACTGCTAGATTAAGGTACCAACAAGCGTTCCCCCGTAGCTAGTGAAGCTTCATTCGGCTGAGCTCAATTGGATCACACCAAAATCTGAAAAAACTATTGCTCGTCACGCACGAGTATCAACCAAAGATCCAGAGAGAGAAGAATTTACTAGACTCTTAAGTTTTTGTGTTCGGCATGGGCATTGGAGTGTATTTGAACAAGCTTCGGCATCTTTCGAAATAGCTACAACTCGGGCGATCTCGCCGCAACTATTACGTCATCGCAGTTTTACCTTTCAAGAGTTATCGCAAAGATATTCAGACCCAAGTGAGGTTTTACCTGATGTAAAAGACGAGTTTAAATTTGATCTGCGACTACAAGCGGAGACTAACCGACAGAGCAGCGCAGAAGAGATATCAGGAGATCTACGAAACTATTTTTGGGAGAAACTTAAGTTTATTGATCAAGATATTAAAAGTGTATACCGCGAGATGCTTGAGCTTGGAATAGCAAAAGAGTGTGCACGAAATGTTTTACCAGAGTACACAACAACAAGAGTGCATATGAGCGGCACAATAAGATCTTTTATTCATTACGTTGGCCTGCGTGGCAAAGAAAATACTCAACTAGAGCATCGGAATATAGCCCACAGCATCGGACGTATTTTAAAAAAAGAACTTCCTATTGTTTACAAAGCAATTAAAACCGTTGACGATCCTTCTTTAGCAGGTTGGAACTTTGGTGAGTCTACCTAGTCCAAGGGTCTATATCTGATTGAGCTTCAGAAGAAGCTAAAGCATTTGTTCTGGTTTGTTGTGTTTGCTGAGCCTGTTGAGCTTGTAGAAGACTAATAAATTGTTTATGTTTCTGTAGTTCTAGTACTAACTCTTGATTCTGAGCTTTAACCCAATTTTGTGCATTGAGAGTAAGTTCTTCAAGCGTACTTTTTGTATGAGGAAATTCAAAAACCACATGGCCTTCGTTTTTAACGTTTATCGTTTTTCCTCCTGTGTTTTGAGCTAGAGAAGATAAGAATGCGTAGGCACGTTCAGGCTCGATGTTTGCAAGGTACGCGAGTTGAAAAGGATCTACAAGACCACCATTATTTTCGTAAAGAGCTGTAAAAGTTGACGTGACTTTTATTGAAGTCTCCTCTTGACTCTTGGCAGCCCACGAACGTTCGCGCACAATACTGGCACCTCCTAGTAAACCTCCTCCAAAAGCAAGAGCTGCTCCAAGGTTTTCAGGAGAAGCCACTGCTGTGTAGGCACCGATCCCTAGGACTCCGGCGATTACTAGTGTTAGATCAAGTTTCGGTAGGCGTGTCATGTTTTTGAAAGGCAGAGTTCCAGATGGATGTCGTGGGATCTTGAGCAAACTCAACTGGTGAGGGCAGTCGATCAGGCCCGGTTGCAGCCCGGTCCGACTTTAGATCATATCCTTTCAAACGCAAACCCTTCATAGAAGGAATACCATCTTTTAACAGAAGCTCAATGCCGTCCAGTTTAAGGATGTTGATTAGAGCTTCTTTGGTTCGCTCAATGAATCTGTGTTTAGCTGCTGGCTTGTAGCCACAGGCCTTGCAGAAGTTTGCATAGCTAGGATACAGAGCACCATATGAGTTTGATACGTACATACCTTTTTCGGATTCGTCCACCGAGGGCTTTCGTGCTCCTTGACCAATAGGTGTGTGCGTATTTGGTGCATACAGACAACAGTCGTTAAGCCACGAAACGAATTGATTATTGAACAAGAGCGCATCTATATTTGTCTTGTTGAGTGAAGGCACATGCTTAGTTGGGTTAGCTAAAACATCCTTCATTTGGTCGTAAGACATAGACAGCGCCCATGTGACAATGCCACTCATTTCAGGTTCAAACGATCCTTCGATGTGATCGTCGTGGACACTGATTAGTTCTTTTCTGGAGCTAGGAGGTACAACCTTGTCCATAAGAATCGTAAGTCGTCTCCTTTCGAGTCCACTACTAGAATCGTTAGACGTTATGTGTTCGTTACTAGCTATACAGACCAAACATTCAGGTTTAAAGCTGATAATCTCTTTGCCGTACTTTCGTTCGGCGCGTAGTGTGTCTGATGCGGAAGTTAGCTTTTTAAGTATGTCCATACGTTTGTTGTAGTTGCTTTCATCTGTAAGCAAAAGTAAGCGCTTACTTATTAGGTTGTACGTTTCAAATTTGTTAGTCTCAATAATCTCAAGGCTAGACGTATGTGTTCCGTGAAAGCCTGCTAACGCAACCATGATTTGTTGCATGGTTGATTTTCCTGTTCCGCCAGGACCGACTAGGTGTAGAAACCGTTCTCCTGCTGTGTAACCCGTTAGTATTGCTCGGGCAAAAGCTTGAATCAAAAGCTCCTGACCCGCATTAAGTGAATTCTTTAACCAGTCTTTAAACTCTGGGCATTTTGCCTTACCGTTGTAAGCGTATTGCAGTTTGTGTCTTAGGAATAAATTTTTATGTTTTCCCTCCAAGAATTCAAATGTGCGTGTATCTAATACACCGTTCTGAAAAGCAATAAGACCTTTTGACTTACTCCAAATACTTTTTCTACCTCCGTCATCGGAGCGCAAAAGCTTGGCTTTCAGTATTAAGTACACACTGTTTATTGTTGCTGAAGTGTATTTAGGCAATACACCAGCTAAAACAAATGAGTCGAGTGCCTTAACAATCCTTCGTTTGATATGTTGTTCATCCTGTTGATACCACAGGTCATAGTCAAAGTCGTAATGATAAAACTGATCTAGGCTACTGTCGTACAGAAAATCATCGCCCTGATTAGTGACGATTATGTCTGCTACATCGTTTTCGGAGAACTGACGATTCTGACTATTTCCTGCGTTTTGAAGATTAATGAGCTGTGTGGGTGTTGATGGGACTTGCATTTGATTTTCTTGTGTAGTTTTTGAGATAGCCGTGTCTGGTTTGGTTTCAATCGGGCTGTCGAGTAGAAAGGAAGAAAAATCTAGGACAGCGTTCACTTGTGCTTTTTTGAGTTGTTTGAGCTGTTCTTTGATCTCTTCAGTCGCATGTTGTTGATAGAGCTTGTAGTCGATGTTCTTAATTTTTTTCCATATGGCCAGAGAACCTAGGTCTGAAGCCAGAGCGATCGCAGGCTGGATGTCAGTCGCGTCTTTTATCGAGTTTAAGATTCGGTCAAATTTGCTGTCCAGGTCGTGAGGGTAGGCGTAGATATTATAGAACGCTTGGTGTGCTACTGTCAACGCTGATGCGCACACAGGCATACTATGTGCTGTCAACCAATTACTCCAGCCTATGAGCTCCTTGAAAACCGCTGCCATTGTTGAGCTTCGGTCCTCTACTGCCTCGCCATCTAAAACTGAACGTACAGTAGTTGACACCAATTTTTTAAGATCTAATCCTTCTTCACTAATCGTTAATGTATTCATTATGTCTTCTGCAGTCTTATCGTCCCGGCTTTCTTCTTTTGGTGTAGCTAAATATGCTCGGTGAGCTTCATCCTGTTTTGAAGCTGGTATGTAGTTACCAGATATGTCGAAAACTTTCTCACCTTTTTTGGGGCCGTAAAAGAGGTTGGGTACCGTTGTCGCTCTTATGTCTGAGCCAGGAATCTGTGCGTATATTTTCTGTGTAAAAAATTTATAAAATCCTGGGTCAATTATCGGTTTCTCTAAGCCAAAAACTAATCGGAACCGTGGCCACTCTGATGTTGTTGAGGGAGAGTAATAGGCAAGCGTTAGATATTTTTTGCAAATGTCTAGTTCGAGTGCTTGGTCAAAAGTAAGTTCTTGTCTCTGTACCTTGTTTCCATCGGAATCTTTCCGATCTTCCTGGTTATCTATATCAACTATTATCATTCCAGCTTTGATTACGCCGGTTGATTCGGATTGTCTCTTGCCTTCAAGTAGGTGCCACGCGCATAGACCATAACCCTGTGATAACTCGGTTGCTAGATCCGACGCACTCAGCTCCTTCGCTATCCAATTAAGGTTGAATGCTGCGAAGTTTCCGCCTACAGGTATCTTTCCAGTTTTTGGATGGACGTGCTGAGCGACTACTTCGTTTACAGAACAAATGAACTTCATGACGTGCCTTGGATAGCTTAGTCTGCCAACAAAAGGGGTTGTGCACCCGAAATAAATTCTTTAGACATTGTCTGTTCCCCTATGCTTGATCGGATCATTAAGTTACTTGCTGCATATCGTAATATTGTTTCACAACTTCAAACCAACTTTCTTCGTCTCTTTCAATTTCTTCAGGGCCAAACGTAAATATTTGAGTGTTGAATTCTTTAATCGCTGTGGCGACAATTATTTGCGTTTTGTTTATCTTAATACCTAAACAACTTTCAGCTGCTGCTTTATAAGCTGCTAACTGCAGTCGTGTTTTCTTAACTTTAAAAACACCGGAGACTAAAGCTTTTCGTATTTCTTCGCTCATCACTTGTTCTTTTCTAGGAAACTTTGCTGCATAAGGTCCGTTACTGGTTTTGAAGTCAGCCAAGATTATCTCGGCATTTTCGTTCATGTAGATTAGGTCACAACAGCCAGCGTATCCGTGACCTGTTACTGGATCGTAATAGTGAATTCTTCCGACTCCGTCGTCTCCAACATATTTACTCCATTTAGGCTGGTTGAATGGTTTTTCTGACCACAGAACTCGTCCTCCTTTGAGTAAATTATCCAGTAATTCAGGGACACCATCCCAGTAAGGTTTGTACTTTTCAGGCGGAACGACTCGCAACCCCTTTAGGTAGTTCTCTGCACTGCCGTGGATCCACGTTCCTCTTTCGGCTGCTTGGTCGGCAACACCTGGATTTAACAGATTCCAAGTCGCGAGTTTTTGTCGCGTTTTTTCTGTTTGAGCTGTGCTTAGGATCGACGTGACAGAAGGAAGTGGTTTAGGAACACCATTACAAACGTAATGCCTTAGTCCGTTTAAAGTTACCCTTGTTTGGGACACAATGTGCGTGTCAACTTATGTAATTCTAGAAGGAATCCGAGATAACATCATTTTCTTCTTCGTCTTCTTCGTCATCGTCTACGAAGAACTCACTAGCTTGATATTGATAGTCACGGTTACGCTGATCTAAATCGTTCATCAGACACAGCGCGGACGAAAAACCATCTAATGTGATTGACGCACAATCCTCAGCTGATCTCGCTTCTCCGTGGTAATCCACGCACTCAGTGAGTAGTTGTGTACTTATCAACACTGCCGCTATCTTATCCAGCTTTAGACACTGCTCTTTTTGTAGAGCAATAAGTTGGTCCAAGGCCTTATAGAGTTGTTTACTCATGGTTGGGGGGTCTTTGGGCGCAGCCAGCCTACTTCGTACTCGATAACTGTACTCGTAAATTTTTGTCCATCTTTTTTGAAAACAAACCACGCTGAGGTTACTGAATCCTTTAATTGCTTACCATCTGCACGGAATGACGGTCTAGGGCTTAGAATCTTTAGATTTACTAAGGAAGCTGATTTAAGAAAGGTTTCGCGACTGCGTACAGGTTCTAAAAAAGTGATTCGATCCAGTATGCATATTCCTTGTTTTGCCACGTCTAAACCGTATTCAATGACCCATGGTGTGTATTCACCTAGTCCTTGTGTTATTGCAATCACCCAGTCAACCTTACCCCTCTGAGTTTCCCACCAGTTTTTATCTTGGATGTTTTGTTCTGATACGTTCGTAATAATGTCTGTTACATTAGAGTCTTTAACTTGTTCAAAGAGTTGGCCGTCAAAATCTGCTGGTAAGAGGACTGTGCCAGAGCACAATTTTGAGTCGGCAATAGGGCCAAAAATAAATTTCGGCACGTGGTAAAACGCCATTGATACCAAATCGTTCTAAAAATGTAGAAAAAAAACGCCTTCAAACGAAGGCGCGTTCCCCATGTCCTTAGACAGTTTACGTCAAAAATCCAGACCAGCCGCTTTTAGCGCCGCTTTCTGTTCTTCGTTCAGCTCTCGTCCTTTAGTTGGTTTTTGAGCTGGCGTCGCTTGAGGTACTTCAGCCTCAGCTTTTTCTGGAGCTTCAGCAGCCGGAGGCAAGGAAGCCCTGTGCGAATCAAAAGAACCTTCTAATCTTTTGGGATGAGCCTCCATAAAAGCTTCCTTAATACCACCGTGGTCTTCACCCAGAGGTAATTCAACCAGATTAGAACCGGGGATAGAAGAACGTAATGCAGCTGATACCAGCTCTGTTCCAGAAGTCTCAAGCCAGGAAGATACATCCTGTATGAGCTTTTTCTCCTCGTCATTCTGTGAAGGTCGATCCTTAAACTCTAATGCGTTGTAGTTTATTTTTGGACCATCAGCTCCTGTAAAGGCATCGCGTTCGTTAAATGATTTCTGCACGAACTTGGTACTTGTTACTACTTCACCTACGTTTATACGATTGTTATACAGCGTCTGGAAGTACGTGATAAAGTTTTTTTGGCTTGACTTACCGCTGATGATGCTCGTGCAGACACACCGTGGAGGTAGTAGACGATGATTGGGTGAAACACCGATAAAACTAATTCGTATAAATTCTTCGTGCGCCCGCATGCCGAGGTTACCAAAGAATGGTGTGAAGCCAAGCAAGATGAACTCGATAGGTATGCCATTGTCGTTGGTGTCAACGATGGCCGCCTCAGGATCACTGTCGGATTTCCAACGACGAGCCTGCAAATCAATTCGTAGTGTGTGGGGGGGAATCTGACAAAGGATTTCATCAGCTGAGAATTTGCCTGCGATAAATACCATGGTTAGTTAAAGCGAAAAATCGAGAGAACCGAGAGCAGCAGTAGAAACTCGACCCTTTTCAGGGTCTGCAGCCTTTGTGGGGGCTGCTTTTTGTGTGCGAGGCAGATAAAGAATCTTATCCACGCCGTAGTTCAAGAATACTCTTTCGTCTTTTTCGGATGTGCTTACCCTTCCAACAGCAATAGTGGGGGTTCCTGCAGGTAGCTCTGCCAGTTGAGCTGACAGTTCATTCCAGCAAGATATCTTCATCCAGTTTGTTTCTTGGTTTTCATCCTGCCAAGCCAAAGATCTGTTGGTGACTGTGTTGTCGCCAAGTTGATTTTCTTCAGCTTTTGGACCAAGACCACCCGTGGCTATATAAAGATTGATAGCAAGTAGATCATCCCAATTGTCTTTTCTGGCAATTAGCATTGGTTGCATCTTTAGCAAACCATCCGGGTCCGCTTTGGTTGGTCCGATAGCAAGGAAAACTTCCTTATCTTTAAGTTTCTTTAGTAGTTTTCCTACATAGTGATCTGCTTTCTGACTTAAAACTACTTTTGTCGGAATTTTCTTTTCGGTTGAAGGTAAAGCTTCTGCGTTTAAATTGCAGTTGCCTTCACTTTCTATTGGTTCGTCGGTGACGCGGAGACCTAAAAGGAGGATGTTCATTGGTTAAACAAGCGATAGATCGAAGAGCGGTGAACTTTAAATGCCTTAGCGATGTCCTTGAT